GCACAAGACATAGCTGACATGTGTCCAGCTAAAATCTGATGCGTAGGACTACCACTACCTGTAGGTGTTGGTATGTTGTTTGACTTGTACATCTTAAAGCCTCTTAGCTCTCCCGATGCAACTAGCCCATTTCGCAAACCGCCGCTACCTTGATTATAATCAACCGACATCAACTTAGATGATGTTTTCGCTAGTTCTTCATAGAACTCCGGCTTGGCTACAACCCATCTGTTCTCTTCAGGAACATTGTTGTCGTCAAGTAAACGCGCCAAACGTGCTAACACGTCTAGTGGGTCTATTTCGCCTGAAGCGAAACCAGTATCAATTGGAGCAGCGCCTGTACCATATGCACCTGAAGCGGCAGTTACGCCAGCACAAGCTGCAGTTAGTACGTTTACATCAAACGCATCTTTCAATTGATATGCAGCGTTATCAGATGCAACCTGTTGCCAGTTTACATGAGAAAAACGCTTTTCTAAGTCATCAACCTTGAACTGAAAATACTTCGCTTGGTCAATCTGCAGGATTAACTCTTCATCCGTTAAATCTGTGGATGCTAGAGTTCCTGTATTACGAGCATAATCAGCTACTGTGATTGTTGGTTCTTTTATAATGTTAACTGTATCACCGAATTGTGCGATTTCTCCCATATAATCAGTGTTACAGATAGCCTCGGCTACTGCCGATTTGCGGAAAGCAACTTGTACCTTTTTTGAAAACACTGACGGCAACCAGAACGAATTGGTATTACTCGCTACGGCTGGGTCGAAGTTTATACTAGAACCTGTTTCAAAGCCCATGGTACTCTCTCCTTAAATTAGAGATAAACAAACACTATTTTAGTAGTGCGTGAATACCTCCTTTGGTTACTTAATAAAGCTAACCTTTGGCTATCCGACCTGTTTTAAAAGCTTCATCTATTTCAGGTTGAAACTTCTCATACTGGTCAACAGAAAGATTAGCAATCTCTGAGGTTGTCCAGACTCTCTCCTGCGGGGTTGATGGGTCTTGGGTTTTAACCTTGACTTCTACTGCATCTGCAGCACTACCTCTTGGGTCTGGTTCTGGACGTTCTGTTGACTCAACTCTAGGTGTTCCAGAAGTATAACCAACATCCTGTTTGTATAAATCTATGGCTCTAGAAGCAAGTGAAGCATCACCCGTGTTTTTATAAATCCAGTCTTGGATTGCTTCGGGTTGTACTCTAGCCCAATCATGAAAATCATCTGAATCTCTGATTTCTCTAAAGTCTGGATGAACATTTAATAACTCTTGTTCAGCCGCTCTTCTATTACTTGCTGACTCCTTTTCCGATAGCGCTGAAACTTTATCTTCTAGATTAGAGATTTGTTCCTGTGCTCTCATATGAGCCAATGAATCTACTACATCATAAACATCGGGATAGTCCTCCTTAAAAGTAGCCAGTTCTTCTGGGGTTTTAGGGGCTACATAGGTTTGACGATTGGCTTTCAAATCAGCTTTCAAAGCCTGTTCTTTTTGCCTCCAGTCTCCTAATTTTCTATCATAATGCCTTTTCAAATCATCATAGCGCTTTTTAAAATCAACCTTCTTAAATTGTTCAGTTGGCTCTTCGACATAATCATCAGTGTTAGTAGCCTTTGTAGGTTCAGCTTCTTTAGCTTGACCACCTTCTTGTTGAAGTATTGGTTCTTTGCTAGATATCACTGCTTCCTTTCGAGGGGTAACATATGCTAAGGAATCATCAGCGCTTTGAAAACCTCTCTTGTCTTCTGGATTGCTGTTGTCCCATGTCTTTTTAGCGTTATAAGGGTTTGGTTTTGGTTGTTGGATTTCCTCCGTTTTTTCTTGAGCTTGTGTCATTTTGACCTCCATTAAGTGCCAGTTGTGTAACTGGGTGGCTTCGGGGTTACTAAAATCCAGAGTGCCATAAGGGTAGCTCTGGGGTTGTCACTACAAAGTCAGACTATATCTCGTCAGTTCGTCTGTTGTTTTGTAGTTAATTCTTTTTTACCTTTTTCTTTTGGTACTGCTTTAACATAAGGTTTATCAGTTGCTGGATTTATTCCTTTACCAAAGAAAAGTTCTGTTAAGGTTGGGAAATCTTTGCTCCAGCTATACATTATATAGTCTCTAATAAAGAAGATTCTCTATTTATAGTTGAACGACCTTTTTGGTCTTTCATATAATTTACATCATCTAATCCTAAAAGCTGAAATAATATAGTTCCTAGTCCTTTATGCGGTCTATCAGTTATTCCATAATCTGCAGGAATAAACTTTGGTTCTCCAGTCTTCTTTCTCATTATAGCTTTTTCACCTTTATGGGGATTCCCTGTTCGATGAAGATATTTTGGAAGTTTATGCTTTTCAAAACCCGGAGTTCCTTCACCTGAACTAGTTCCTTCATCACTAAATCCATAACTTCCCGGTTCTAGGTCATAGACTTCTCCGCCATATTTCATACCTCTTACTCTATATCTTCCGGTATTGCCTATTCGACTTACTCTATCTAAAAAGTTTTTACCAAATCTTTTCTTTCGGGACATACTTATTATTTGTCCTAAAGAAAAATCTTGACCTTCAAATAGTCTATCTTCAAAAAGACCTTGTACTGGTATATCTTCATAATCTACTCTTCCACCACCAGCATAAGAACCATATTTAGGTTTTGTTAACAAACCACCTGCTGCAAATCCTTCATCTCCCATCTGAGCAATCATTTGTTCAGCATCGCCGTCATCATAATCTTCTTCAGCTTTAGCCATCATCTTTCTGAGTTTATCTACACCTAATTGTTTAACAGCCTTAGCAGTAAATACAAACTCACCATCGGATAGGTTAGCAGGTATCGAATCACTAGTTCCTGTTCCCGGACCTTCAACACTTCCTTCTTCATCAAAGACATCCATAGAAGGAGACATAATTGCACCTAGTTTATTCAATATTTCTTCTAGTTCAGGATAATCAGATAAAGCTTGGAATAATATTTCTTCATCTTCTGGAGTTAAACCGCCCATCATATCTTCTTCTTCTTCCATCATCATCTCATCGTCCATCGGCATTTCATCTTCAAAATTCAATGGAGCTTCAGGCGCTAACATAGAACCGGTCTCATCCATAAAATTATCTACCTCACCACCTTCTGCATAACCTCTTTGCAAAGGACTATAATCAAATTGTGCTTCAATTTCTTTTTCCGGAACTTTTTCTTTCGACAGTCTTTCGGCTATTCCTTTTTCAAATTCTGGATATTCAGCTTCCATTCTCCATGTTCTAGAAGCATCTGCTAGTAATCCGCCATCTTTAAATCCTGCCATATTTTTTTCTCCTAAAAGTTCACACGCCCATTTTTCACCAGCTGCACACGCCTTTTCTAATCTATCACGGGTGTTTGCTTCACTCATTTTTATTAATTAATAGTGTTCGTATGTTTAAAATCTGCTCTGCTAGTGCAAAGCGCCCCTGTGCTTTTGCTATCTCTTTGTCATCTGATGAATTCATAACTCTTTTTATAGTCATGTCTTTGTCTTCTTCCAAATAATCTTCAAAAGTTTTCCACATTGGTGAAGATATCAATCCTCTAAGTTTATTTACGTCCATTATACTTGAGGAGCTGGTTGTTGCGGTTGAGGCGCGCCGCTAAACTGTTCTTCTCCGGGTTGTGGTACTGCGCCAGTACCTATTGTTCCATCGCCTGTCCCCGTGACACCAGCAGCGGGCGGAGCTGCTTCTTGTGTCTGGGGCAGGTTTTGTAAGCCAATAATTTCTGCATAAATGGCAGCTTCTTCTGGCGAATTTATTATTTCTTCTGGGTCAAAGTCAAGGCTGTAAGCCAGCTCTTGAATAATTTTAGATACTTTGACAAATGGTGCAACTGCTGGATTTTGTACTGATTGTAAAAAGGTTGTTAGTCTTTGAGACCTAACTTCTTTTTGCATAAGCGAACTAGTTCCTGTAGCTTTGACTTCAAGGTCTCCAACAACATTTAAATCTCCTTCGTAAAATTGCATGTTCCATTGGTAGAATGCTACTCCCAATGGCTTTAATAAAAAATCATCTAGGTTTTTAACTACTGTCTTTATATTAAGGGAGGCTGCTCCCATTAACATAGACATACCTGATGCTGTTCTTGTCATTCCCTGTACACCTGTATTGCCATGTGAGTAAGATGGAATTCCAGTTGACTCATCTGCTAACTGTCTAAACCTATCGAACATCTGCATATTCTCTGGTGCGGTGTTAGGAAACTTTAATCCGTATATCGACTGACCCGGCATTCCCGCTTGTCTCTTGAATATCTTACCGGGATATATTTCCATAGATTGACCACTAACTAAAGCGGCTTCGTCTATATCAAATACTAGAGAGCCCGCCAATGCCAAATTATCTATCGCCATTCTAGCATGACCATTCATAATCTGTTGAGAATCTTCCATATTCTCTGGAACTCCTACGCCCCAGAAAGAATAAGGATTCTTTTCATATGGTACTGCATGGTAAGGAAGTCTTGTAGGCTTGAAAGGATTGGCTACTAATCTTAAAATCTTACCCATGCAAATCCAAGCATTGATTTGAATCTCTTCTAAATCATCTATGGTATCATCTACAACAAGTCCGGCTTCTCTAACAAACTCCGCATCCATTGTGCCCCAATATTCTAATACTTCAAATCTATCAGTCTCATTCCAATTTGTAGTATTATCTAATTTTATATCGGTTTCATAAGGTCTCTTGTTATAATTAAATCCTTGCTTGATACATTCCAATATTTTTGTCTTATCAAAATATGGACGATTCATTAATGCTCTCAGTTGAGATTTGTTATACTTATGTCTATGTACAACCCACTCTGCATCTTCCATCTCGGTTGCGTTGGGGTCTGGATAAAAATCCCAAGCGCTAACAAATTCTAAACGTGGTACTCTTACAGATTCGGGCTGGTAATTTCTGTTACCCTCTGCGTCCACTTCCCACGAATGCAGTGTCTTATTATAATTAAATGGACCTTTGATGATGCCCGTGCCCAAAAGAACTGCTTCGAAAAGTGCGTTCCGTAATTCTGTAACCCCGTTAGATTCCTCAATCTGGTCATGTATCAATTTCTCCATTCGTCTCGCAGCTATTTGAGCTGGTTTTATTTGTACCATCTCAGGAGAGCGTGCTTTACCTTCTTCTAATACTACCTCTCCGCTATCATTAGTATACTCATCTTCAAGAGAACCTAAAAATTTATCCGAATCAGTTTGAATAGCTCCGGGCTTTAATTGATTTCCGTCACCCGCAAAGCCTACATCATATGGATTGAAGTTACCTAAATTGTCACCCGTTATTCCAGTACCGGGCATATAATCTAGATTGCCTTCTAACTCTGGACCTACATCCATCGAATTACCCATCTGGTCTTTTAGCGGATTTAGGTGGGCAAATTCTGAAATTCCATCTGGTACTAATGTTTCTTGAATCTGAAGTGGGAACTTAGCCCCTGAAAAAACAACATCTACTAACTGACCATAAGCGGCAAGAGTTTTTGTTTTTGTTACTTTAATGAAGACTTTAGATTTCTCGTTTTCTTTAAAGCGTACAGTTTTATTATAAATGCCACGATAATT